ATGATGTATCAGTGCCACCAGTATCGGTGCCTGTATCGTCTGCTTCTATTCCGGTCTCAACTATTCCGGTCTCAACTATTTCCAAGCCCGTATCACCACGGACAGGGTCATCACTACAACCGACAAACATAAGCATTCGCGGTACCGCGAATGCGCCGAAAAAAAGGACAATAACGTATATGTCGGTCTCGCTAATCATAAACTTTTTCTCCTTTACTCCGATGTCATGTCAGTATCACCGGTATCGGTGCCTGTGTCTCCTGTTTCTGTTCCAGTCTCAACTGTCCCAGTATCAACAACTTCCAAGCCCGTATCACCACAGACAGGGTCGTCACCACAGCCGACAAACATAAGCAGTCCGATGACCGCTGCTGCGCCGACAAAAAGGGCAACAAAGTATTTATTATTATTATTCTCGCTAAGCATTAAACTTTTACTCCTCTAAGCATTAATTAACTCATTAAAAGCAGCATCAACCGCAACGGTCGCACCACTGTTATCATACTTGACAACATCCTCGCCTTCGACTTCTCCAGCGAGCCATTCATCAAGCATAACCTGAATCTCTTCTACAGATTTCTTCGTAAACAATTCTTCAAAGTTTGGAATATTATCCAACCATTCAGAACACTTCTCATTTCCACCAATGTTATCTGGACACAAAGGTGAAGACTTCCGGCGAGGTGTCAAGGTAGTCGATGCATACCTGTCTCCGTCGCCCTTTCCATACTTGAGGACAATATCAATGCCCTCATCAACGTCGGTAATATCCCCGTATTCTGGGTTCAAAACCAGGCTCAGGATTTGCTCATAAGCCCGCTTTCCAAAGCCCCAAATCCTAACTCCCTTGTCTTCCTCTCCTCGCACAATGACCGGAGCGAAAAAACGCTGCTTGGCCATTAGATCAAGAGCAACCTTTCTGGATTCTTCTGTCTTGTCCATAAAAAGGGACCGGACAAAAGAGTTCAGAGGATCATCGATGCCATACATGCGATAAGGGCTTAGAAATCCTCGGTTTTTGCCCAAGTTATAATGGAACCAATATTCCTTGAATGGATCTCCATCCGGAGTAGGAACAATGCGAATTGCCTGCTCTCCATCCTTGGGCTTCCAGAAAACATTATCCCCGCCCCCGCCCTTATTTCTAAGGGCTTCCATCTTTGCTCTCATTTTGCTCATATCAATAGCCATTATTAATCTCCTAATGTTTGTAAAATTAGCTAATTTACTAAGTTTGTATATGTGGACTATATGCTAGAAGATAGCCATAGTCGTTATTGTATTGTGTAGGAAAAACCCCAAACGAAACACTCACAGTCTCATCCAAAGCTTTCTCTCTCATTTGCGAAACAATCTCCTTATGAAGACTGCCTTCTTCTCGCAACCTTTTCTCACCTACCCCATAAATATAGCCTATATCTCTTATGTTGTCAAGTAAAAAAAGCAAGTTTTCTGTATTTTCTTTCATATCAAAAATACCAAATGTGCAAATACGCCCAGTTTCACCGGGGTTACGAAGACTTCCCATAACTGGGGTTTCGTTGCGGAACACGTTAATCATGTGGATCGTAGAAACCAAAAAATCATTAATCTTGCTGTAATAATCCATAACTGAAATATCGCCTATTATCTCCTCTAATGTCAAATTTGAGACTAGATAAAGGCGACGTATTGCTGCTGACCTTGCGTAATGTTGAAGCACGTTATATGTAACCTTCTCGTGCTTCTTTTCTAGGGATCCTAATAGTAAAGGATCCGGTCTAATGTAGAGAATGTCTGTTTCCGACTTTGTTCCAAGCTGTTCTATAATGCGAAGAGCCAAAGCGGAGATGTGGCCAGAACCTCCAACAATAAGTAGAGTTTCATCTTTAATTTCATCAAGAAAATCCGAAAAATCGGGAGCATTTTGTTCATACTCTTCCGGCCCCTTTTCATACTTTATATTATAGCAGCTCTTGCCCACTTTGTCAACATCTATTTGAAAAACATTGTATTGTGGATATTTTTGGAAGCATTGAGCAATATTGCAGCCTGCTTTGCCGAGACCAATAATATTCATTCTTCGCTCTCCTTCATCAATGCGCCCAGATCTGAAGCCCATATGCCTTCGTTTATTTTCTGCATGGAAGCGATTTTATTAGAGTGCTCTTTATGGCGGCACAGATCACTTGTTCGTGCGTAACGGTAGTCGTCTTCAAGCCCAGTGTGATGACTCACATCAGCAGAAACAAAATCAGAAAAATTATCATCATACAATCTGTTTGGAATTCTTCCCCTGCTCTTCTGAAACTCTGCTTTCAGAGAGCCGTTTGAGTAAACATCCTTTCTTGCTCTTTTATGCTCAAGGGTTTTGCCATTGATAATGAAGTCTGGCGCTCCTGCATTGTCTGACTGACTTTCTACAACAGTGAAACCAAGAGATTCAAGATGTAGCCTAAGCCGAATCTGTGACAGGGCGCCTCTCCAAGCAACTCCGAATCTTTCATCTTTCTCGGAAAACTTAATAAGCTCCTCTAACTCTCTTTGGTTAATCATTCTTCGTTCCATTTCCATCCCATTCGTAGGATTAAATCCCTGTACTCATCATCGTTATCAACCGCTTCTGTGTAATCATTTAGCCATTCCAGTCCATCGATGAATGGCTTGTGTGTTGTCCACCATCTACTGCCGGCCTTCTTTACTTGTTCTGAAAATGTCTCTGTTTTGCAGTATACATGATACCACATTACTGAAATGCAACTATCTCCGTCCTCATCTGGCAACCAAGCAGTAATTTTACCAACTGAACCTGCCGCTATATCGGCATAATCCCTGGTTAGAATGACGTTCTTGTTGTGATCAAAATTCTTATTCATTCTTCACTCTCCACTCATAAGCTCAACTCTCTAAGGCTTCCAAAGTCCCTGCCAGCTTTCACATTTATCAAAAACTTGCCCAATGGAGTGTTAGAGAACACTTCAATCATCTCTGGTATAATATACCTCTCTTCGTAAGGAATGTCAAGCACAATATTGTCATGAATTGTGAAAGCTATGAAAGACTGCTTTCCTTCAAGCTTTTTGTGGACCTCGATCATTTGCCTCAAAACCAGCTCCGCTGTGGTGCTCTGGACAATATAGCTCAAAGCGTGCTTCCTATCTGCCTCAATCACCTTTCCAAAGATGGTTTTGACCTTTTCACCGTCCCAATATTTCGAGCGAACCTTGTCTCTTTCATATACTGCCGAAAATGCCTTATTTTCCTTCTCTTCATCATACAGCCACGAGAAGAGCCTCTGTTTAGCCTCTGAGCGCGTTGTGCCCACAGGCATAAGGTGGGTACTGTTCCAAGCGTGGATGTCTTCTAGGGGCAAATGAGAGTCTCCTAGGGCCATAAGTGTGCGTAGCTCGGCAGCATTGAAGTCTAGCTCGACAAAGAAGTCATTTGTCGGCTTGATCACGGTGCGATGTTCTTTGCGCATGGTCAAGATAGGGAAAGATCCCCTTTCTGTGGCCAGTCTGCCTGTTTTGGTGCCGGCAATGTTATAGCGACAATATGGCGATATATCAGTATATCTCATTATATCGGCAGGATTGTCCATACGAGATGGATCAATATTGAGCTTTTGATGGCTGATTTGGGCCAAAATCTTGGTTAAATCAGCTAAAAAGTCATAGTTTTCTGGTTTTTCGAAGTTTTCGAACACATATTGAGTAATCTGATTACGGATATTGCAGTAATCAAGCAGATATGACTCTGGAACAAGGTCGAAGAAGCAGTTTTCTTCCATATTTACCTTCGCCAATACAAATGAACGATAATGTGCTTTTAGCTTAGCCTCTACTTCGATCCAATCGTCGATCAGATAGGGCGGGCAAGCATCATTAAGGTTCCGATTTCCACAGTAAATACTAGCGTACTCAACATTGCTTTTTTCCAGATAGTTTGCATATTTCCACGTTCTCTCCAATCCACCTGGGAGATCTTTAAAGTAAAGTTTTCCATTTTTATAGATCCCTACGCACTCGCCCTTGTCATCAAGGGTTTGGAAGTACATATTTCCCCCTATATTAATATATTACAAAGTTTGAAGCTTGAACGCTTCTTTTCACTGTCTCATCAATATCAGACTCTTTACCTTTACCAGACTTGGCAAAGTCTAATCTAGTAATATCATAAAACAGTGAACCCTCAAAATGTTCTACATTATCAAACTTAGATATAATATAACGCATTGCTGAAGTGCTGTCAAGGGAATTTACTAAATCAGTTGCATTTTCTGAGATATTTCTTAGTGTAGCTTCATTATAGCGCATACCTGTCTCTAAATTTCGGATCCTTATGTATTTTTCCAGCCAGAAACCATCGGTATGAGAGGCTTCCATAGCTTCTCTTGTTGTTGGTCTGCGGATAATGGTATTTTTTCTTTTACAAGCAGCAAATATGGTTTTCCCTGAATCTGGGGAAGTTGTTGCTGTTGGCTCTTTTACTACTGTTCTCGGTCGATGCCTAGCGATGGTATTGTAGATATTGACCATCATATCAATAATACCAGGAACATCATCTGAATAGGTTTGGGTAAAAGCTGTTGATAGGACGATTGCTGAACCTCCTTCTACTCCGAAAGCAGACTCAATATATGGTTGCATTTGGGGGGAGTTTAGATCTGCCACCAATCTCCAAGGAATATGCTTGTCTATGACGAATCCGTGAGCATATGCCAGGTTTTTCAAATATTCAAAGTTTTTATCTTTATAGAAGTTTTCAGTTTTATATTGATCGTCTCCGTAGTCTCCGACTGCTATTTCAATGGCCATTCCACTAACAAGCGGTGAAACATCCTTTGTGAGAAAGTACATTGATTTAGTAAATGGGCGATTTTGTGCGGTTAGTTCCACAAACTCCATAAAAACAGGCACAAAAGTATCAAAGTTGGTGATCTTCTTTAGTTGTCGAGTTCTTTTGACGTATCGCTTGAATTCTCCTGCCTTTTTGTTGATATGGCTGATATACTGCCCCATTGGCTCAATATATGCCTTCTTGGCCACAAGTTCGGATAATACCGGAGAACCCATAGAGACGCGACCTGTTCGAAGAGCCCGATCATACTTCTTTTTTACTACTTTGAAAGCTTCAACAACAAATCCCAACGCCATCTTGGAACTACCAAAGGATTTGAGGTAAGCAGGATCAACAAAAATAGGATTGAAATTGCGATCTACCCTGCCTATCAGCAGTTTTTCATCTTTTTGGAAATCTTTGATTTGAAGCGTTTCTATGGTGGGTTTGCCGACACCATCGAGCAATGTTAGAGCATATGCTGTATATATACTTCTCTCTATTAACATGTTTCTGGCTTTTTGGCTATTATTTCCTGAAAAAGTTGTCATTAGGTGCCATCCTCTGGGAGGGATCCTCCCGATTCATACCTAGCTTTCACTGTTGTTGTGTATTTTCCTGGGCTGATTGAAGATGCTATCTCTGTAATAATATGATACCCGCCAAGGCCCATAAGGTTTGCCCAAGATCTCTCTATCTTGCCACCACTTAGTTTCTTATAGTGAAATGGCTCGCCGGCGCCCAGAGGCACAGTATCAAAATATAGATATTGACCAGGAATGAATAGAGTATTTCCTATCATGTTGAAGTTTGCATCGTATACACTGGAAAGTTGATTGAATACAAAATCACCTTCTGCTGCATATCTCGCTTCAGGAAGAGACTCAGCATCTGTCTTTTGTAATTTTGCTGTTTTGAGTAAACCTTGATCTTCTCCAAAGTTAAAATGAAGAACACCGCGAGCCCTATCAGCACTAACTTGTCCGTTATAGTTCGATGAACCCGCACTCTGTGCCGAGATCACCAAATATTCATAAGGATCTTTTCCGATAAAGGAATCATCTAAACAGCCGGCAAAAGCCGGATCTTGCTCTGTAATGTTCCCAACTTTAAGGGTTTTATAATTGCCAGTGTGAGTGTAGATGCTTGGATCTATCTCTTTTAGAGAGTTGATATTTTGAGTCTGTGCCTTTACTCCAAAATTCACCAAGCCACCTAAACAATCAGAAGATAACATTCCTGTTACCAGATCTGACAAAAGATTATCAATGAATCTAAAATAAGAATAATATAGCCTATCTCTAGCTAACACATTATCTATCAAGAATCCGCGAAAAGCTTCAATAGAAATGGGAATATGAGCCAAGTTGATGGTATGCGTTGTTTTTGGAGCACCCGATAAAGAAACAGTAATATTTCCCAAAATTATTCGAAACTTATCCTGAATAGCTTTCATTGCGACGCTGGCATACCAGCCTGGGCCCGCTTCTGTCGACGTAATACTCCCTCCTGCGATATGTGTGGGGGAAGGAGCAGGAGTTCCTGCGAGATTCATCCACCCCGAGGGAATCGTAACCTTCTCTAAAAGACTGCCTTCATAAGCATGTTCGCCTAAAACACTATCTGTTACTACGGCCAACAAATCCCCCAAATAAATATAATCAATGTGCCTGTCATTGTTGACTACCCGCTGCTTTAATTCTTTTTCTGCGACTTTTCTTAGTCCATCCGTTCTATCTGCTGAGACCGTAGCATCATCATCTACTATATCAACTCCTCCTCCTGGATTGGCCTTTCCAAGCGCCGATGGGGTAATCTGAGGGGGTAGACCTTTTGCGCCAGATGAAATCCATTGTGTAAAAGTCCTCCATTCCTTATCTTCCATCTCGCATCGATGAATCATCCCAGCCGTCTCCAAGCGATCCATCATCCCAGCAAAAGCATATTGTTTGTACGCGACCATGATATCACTTCTTTCGGCTTCTAGGGTCTTGATATCTTTTTTATCTTTTTCTGATAGCTTAGAATTGCTTCGGATAGTTTGAATCTTCATATCCACTGCGTTGAGCCCTTTTTGAGGTTCAATATTCGGATCAAATCCGCCACCTGGCAACAAAACATTGAATATCTTGTCTCTCATCATCATCTCTAGTCTGCCGCGCAGCTCGACAACCAGCTCGTAAGAGCCGTCATCCCGAATGTTGAAAGTATGCTTTGTAGGTATTAAATATAAAGTTCTTTTTTGGCAAGCGATAGAATCACGGATATCTTGTGGAAGATTGGTACCAGGGTTGTGATATCCTACATCAGCACGAACTTCATAGCATTCTGGAGAATATACTTGTCCATGTATATTATTCCCAGGGTTGCGACAATCTGGGTTGATGATCAGGTCAACATACTTATAAAAAGCCTTTTTAGACGAGTTAAACAAATCTGGACCTGACCTTTCTTTTAATAAGGCTGAAAAATCCTGAAATATTAATGTTAAGGTCGCTTTTATATCTTTTGTTGCTGTATATGGGTCTGTCCCTAAATATGTCCAATCAAAGGACTTTACGCCAGCGCTTACGCCTCTAGAAAAGATCTCCCTTTTTCTATCTCCTGGATCAGTAATCGTTAGTTTCTTGGATATTCCATCTAGTTCTTTTGTGTTTCCAAACTCAAACTCAACTAGACGGTCATTTCCTTCGTGTGAGCGATATACTTTGTATAACCTTAACAGAGGCACCAATTGTGCATATTCGTGTACTTTGATTCTTGAAAAAGCTGTAGCTCCTTTTCTGATATTTAATCGGCTTATCACCTCGGAGCCATTTGTGCTTTCATCCACCAAAAGGATTCTGGGATAGCTGTGTTTTGACCAATAGCCTGATGTCTGGATATCTCCCAATGTTGTTCCATTATAGCCGTACTTTTTAGAAGGGGTGGCCGGTGGCGCAGTTAACATGTTCTTATGCTGATCTGCGAATATGTTCAAGTTATAGAGCAAGAAGCACTGATAAGCTCCTCTGATAATCCTAGCGTTTTCACCAGGATCTTCTCCTTCCTGGGTTAATTCTTCTGCCGTTTCTTTACGACGTTTAAAATTGTCTTTTGAGGTCGCTGCGCGCTCAGCTTCCAGCGCTTCGTGAGCCATCTTTGGAGAAAGATCTTTACCAGCTACTTTTTTAAGCTTTTCTAACTCTGTGGCTATTATGCCAAGTTCTTTTTTTGCTAAGGCAAGCTGTCTATTTTGATCTATTGTTCTCTTTGCTGGTTTTATCTTTTCAATCTCTTCTACCAAATCTGTCATATTTATGATTTGATTTTCGAGCATCCACGCCTGAGATACATTCGCGCCCTGGGGCACTGTGTGATTTGGAGGTAGTGTAGTCCTCTTCCCGGAGCCAAGTCCTAGATTCTTAATTTTATCATAATTAGCTTGTGCGGCTTTGGCAATATTATCATAATCCGCTTTCGTTGCTTGTGGCATCTACTTCTTCCTCACTTTGCCATTAAATTAAAATAAGACACAACTCTCTCCACTGGTGTCGGAATATAGATAGTCATACCCAGCTGTACGTGTCCTTCTGTCGGTTTTTCGTTATACCAAGCAATAATCCACCAAAGTTTTGGATTACCGTAGTATTGGTTGGCCAGTTTATAATATCTATCCCCTAACTTCCAAATATGCTTTTGTCGAACAAACTGTCCTCTAACACTAGCTGTCAAGGGTGGCCAACGGGGAGTGCGATAATGGGTTATCTTGGATAAACCTCTCTGTTCAAGAAACTCTTCGTAGAGTTCCTCAGTATTTTCTATTAGATTTTCGGTTCCGTGTCTTGGCATTATTTATTCCTAGTCTTATTCATTTCTATCGCTATTGGGATATAACATGTCATCGGTCATAGTTGTTATTGTAGCGGTGTCCTCAGCGGAGGGCGCGGTGGGATCACGAGGGCCCTCGGGGACATCGATGGCTTTCTCGACGTTATCATCAATAGGCAAGGGGGCAGCAGAAGTTCCCAAGGGCTCATCATGAAGAACAGTCATGTCCAGGCTAACACTATATCCCTTTGGGTAAAGCTCTGATTCCATCTCATTGCCTTTCCCCATCAAGTTCACATAAGGAAGCTGCTGAATATCGCTGCCAAGAATGGGAGCGAAGGAAAGGCTTTCCAAGATACAAATCAAAGGGCCTTTATCCTTAGCCGATATAAGGTTGGCATACTTTATATGCAACAATGGAGGTTTTGCCAAAGTCAAAGCATTTAACCTATTCAGATAAACAGGATATTGAAACTCCATTAGCTTTCGAATCATTTCATAATGAACCTTTGCTTCAGAAATCACACTCTCTCCAAGCTTGAACTTCATACTAATCTTTCTGGTCGTTCCTTGATAAGTTGCGATCTCATCCATTCTTCCAAAAACAGCTTCTTTATTCCATTTTGGAGTAACTGTGTCGCTGAAACTTTCCAGTTTTAGCGTAGGAATAATAATGGCTTCACCTGTCGCAATATGCTCGACGATTAGTGGAAAGTGTATTCCAGTCTTGGCCACAGCATCCTGTGCCTTTTGTCCACCACCACCTGTTGTCCAGTGATTGCCGGTACCATGAGACATTTATCTTACCCTCCTACAATAACTAGACATCTTGTATTAAACCTTGCTCAATCATTTTTATAACTGAATCATACATTGTGCTCGGGGCCGTATTTGGTCCCCCATATTTGCTGACCTCAACATTATTAACAACCGTTGCAAATTCTTTTCCATCAATACTAAGATTTACATTGATGGTGGGAGGAGGCCCTAGGTTGCCCCCAGAAGCGCTGGGTGAGGAAACAGGGCTAGCACTAGTCGCAGCACTCGCAACGCTTGCTGAGAGCTTACCAGGAGAGGTGACAGCAACAGCTGCGGCTGTTGTAGATGTTGCCAACATTGTTGCTGTAAAAGCCATGGCTTTGGTGGCACTTAATTCATTGATAGAAGCAATAATATTGGCAATCTCGACAGACATTAACTGGAGATTAGTTATCATACCTTCGCCAAAGATAGTTGTAAATGCAGCTGCCAAACCAACAGCTGCGATTGCAACAGCACTGATAGCTAGTGCCAACGGAAGAAGCACTGGCATCAGAGCCCAGACTGCCGGGGCAAGAAGAAAAAAGGCTATTGTAAGGGCACCGAGTGCAGAAAGAACACTGGGTGAAAACCCGACATAGATGCCAGTAGCTAACAGTCCCAGGCCGATAGTTAGGGCAGCAATTCCACCGGTACCCGCAACCACTGCAGGACCAAGAGCGTAGAACGCAGCTGCAAGGATACTTATACCAACGGCAGCGATCGCTGCTCCTTTGTGAGTGAGCCCCATCAACTCTGTAAAGATGAGATAAGAGGCAGCAGCTGCTGCTACTACTGCGAGGAACGGCAAGAGAGCAGCTGTTAGTCCTGTGACAGCTGGAATGCTGAACCAAGTTGCTGCAGTTGCTTTGGAGGTTCCCACTGCGCGCAGGTTTTCAGAGATGGCAGCGCCTTGTTGGGCCATGGTGTTGGTTGCCAACGCCGAAGTGCTGGCAACGGTTGTGTCCATGCTCGCAACATTAGCTAGTGCCAGATTCGCTTGCGCAGCTGTGAGTTTAATAGTAGCTATTGTCGCTTTTGCAGCTTTGGCCGCGTACAACGTAAACATAAGCATAATAGGCGTGGCAGCCCAGATGATCCACTTAAGCCATTTTACTAATGGGCTGATTTTTTGCAAAAAGTTCTTGAAGCCGCGCAACCAAGGCGCAAAACTAACAGCCAACCCTTTTGCTATTTGTCCCAGCTCTTCCATTATATCGTTGAACTGGGCTGTTTGTTTTGCTAGCTCTGCCAATTCTGCTTGGGATTTCTTGGGCTCTTTTATTAGGTTTATATCTCCTTGCATCATAAGAGCAAGCTGTTGCTCGTTTAGACCTATTGCCGTTGCTAATGCCTTTCTTTCATAATATTCCATATCATCAAAAGACTTTCCGGCCATATCAACCCTTTCTTTTAGGATCTCAAAGCGCTTTGAAGGATCTGTCTCTGCGACAAGTTCTAGCGTATTTAAATATGGACCCCCAAGAAGAGCATTTAGTTTACCCACGGAATCTGCTGCGCCATCGAAAGTATCAAACTTTTTAGTAAGAGCAAGCAGATCTGCCATAGCTAAACCAGTATTCTTGGCTTGAACTTCAAGTTTCCTGAAAGCATCAACCCCATTGTCTCCCAAAGCAGCGATAAGAGGCCCCATTGTCTCAAAATCACCTGCTACTTGATCAACAGACACTCCCAAGTCCTGTGCAAAAACAAGCAACTCTCTTTGAAGTCCAGCTGCCTGCTTTTTGCTCATACCCAGAACCTTTGTCGCGAACTGGATGTTTTTTGCGCTAGTTTGAGCTGATACTCCTAGTTCGCTTAGCACTGCAACGGTTCCAGCCAACTCTTCTTTCTGGGGCCCCGACATCTCAGTAAAATCTGAAACATTCAGGAACAATGTTTGAATAGATTCGCCTGCTTCTGCTGAGGTCACACCAGCTGTATAAAGAGAACGCTCTAATTCTACAATATTGTCATCAAACTCGCCAGAAGCTCCAGTAGATTTTCGAAAGTTGACCACTGCCCGATCTTGCTCAAAAGCAAGAGCCACTGTAGCCTCAACCGCTTTATCAAGAGTTGAGGTTATGACGCTCAGAGGATCAACAACTTCCTTGATGCCTCCCCAGAGGCCCTTGGCGAAACCAGGGCTTGCTATAAGCTTGGTAAAATCGTGTTTAGGATCCCGTGATATTCCAGCCCAGCGTGCTGCAAAGCTTTCTGCCTCATTATAGCCCCGTCTTTGTTCCTCTACATATCGTTCGGCCAGCTTTATCTTTTTCATCTCTTTAGCTATATCGCTAGCAGACTCGTTGTTTTTCTTCTTATTTGCTAGAAGTTCCAGTCTAGCAAATCTAAGTTTTTCCTCTTGAAGTTTGATCTTTCTCTCTTCAAAACCTACTATTGCTTGAAGTGGTTTCTTTTGCGCTTCTAGTAATTCGATATGCTCTTCTAGTAATTCGATATTCTCCTTTAAGCCGGCTTGTATTTCTTCTTGGGTTTCCTTGATGCCAGCTTGAATGCGGTTGATCTCTGCCAGTTCAATTCTCTGTTCAGCGGTGATCGTCCCCAAGTGTTCTAACTCGATTAGTTTCTTTTGTCTTTTCTGCTGTTCTTCATTTAGTTTTGAAGCCATTTATTTGCTCTCCATTACTTGAATGGCCATTTTAAGCCTGTCTCTTTTTCAAAGCCTTTGATAGCATTATCTAGTTTTGCTTTATTTTTGTAAGTGGTAGGATGATCTAGCCCATATCTTCTTACAACTTCCAAATATTTCTTCTCTCCACCAATGGCCTTGGCAAACGATTCTACCTCTCTTCGGCTACCTTTAACCGACAAGGGTAATGAACGACCACCAAACATGGCTCCCAATATATACTCAATCCATCCACCAAACATAGCCAGAAAACTTTCATTAAGTTCTTGTTTTCTTAATTCGTTGAAGTCTATTGTGATTGTTGTTAACTTGTCTTCTTTTAAAAGGGATTCTTTGTAGAATGTTGGTAAACTGTCCTTTTTTTCTGGTTCTTCATCTTCAGATGAATCACTTACATAATCTTTAAGTTTGCCGGTCCAGCGCGACAAGACGCTCGCGTCGGGTGCGGCAACAGAATCCGAAGTCCTATCGAGCGATTTCCGGAGGGCTTTGTTTATGTTTTCGGCATGTTTATTTAAAGCCATAACGGCAATACCCATGCGGGGGTCTTTCGCCAGCTTAAGCTTGAGCGTCATTGGAATCTTCTCCCATAGATCCAACAACCATATAATACTCTTAACCTGTTTCTCGCTGGGTATGAATCCTATGATCTTGGCCGCTGGGTTTTCTTCCTTTGCTAGTAAAAGTTTTCCCAAAAGTTTTCCAGCAGCCAAGATCTTATCCTCCTCAGATCCAAACAAGAACTTAAGGCTGTCTACAATTGGGGAATCCTCCTGGGGTGTTTCTGTTGATGATGCTCCAAAGGCTCCTGAACGATCTGTCTTTGCCGATCGATCTAAATTTCCTGCTCTAATATACTCACTCAGTGACCCTTCCAACATTAGGTCAATCTGCTGATCCAAGCATTCATATCGTCTTTGCGACCTTTCCAGCATTAGGTCGATTTCTCTGTCAAGATTGCCCATCAATGTTGTTCTCCCTATTACATAAATAGTTTCCATAAACAAAAAGGCCGGAAGTCTTAATGACGACCGGACTTTGATTATCTTTTAGATTCTTCTAGCTTTTCTTTTTCTTTTTCGAATTGTTCAACAAGTCTTTGCAAGAACCAACGACGAATGGATATAGGGAGGTTATAAGCTTCCATAAATGACCAATTTCCATGGTATTTTAGAAGAAATAACTCTTCATAAACATTCGCAATATAATCATTGTTTAGACCAAAAAAAGTCCACCGTTAGGGGGATATCTACCTCCTTCTCGAATCCGCATGCTTCACAAGTGAATTGTTGGGTCATATCTAAACCAGGCACTAGTTTAAGATATGCTGCCCGCAGATAACGAGAGTCAAAAGCTGGTAAAGCATCAATTACTCGACTAATAGTCTTATATTCATCAACTCCGTTTACAGATACAATAATCTTTTTTAGTTGATCAGTTAAATTTGTCTCATGGGCTCCACGCTTCTTGGCTTGTTGCATTTTTGCTGCAAGCTCATTCTCATCTTTGGAGGTCAAAAGACGAACTTCCACCTCAAAGCTTGTTCTGGGCAACTTCACAATGAAGGTATTGCTCTCTGTAGGCGTAATATCGTAATCATCAAAATCGTCACCGACATATACTTCTACTTCCGATAAATCAAATGTATTTTCAGAAGGTTTCATACAAGCGGGACAAGTTACTTTTGTAGTATATTCTGCTCCGAACCCATTAATACGGGAAGAAATAAGAATAGCATTCTTATCACCAGATAGTAGACTACCAACACTAATCCTCTTATTCAGGATAACATTTTGAAGGAACCTATCGATTGCTAGCCCTTTCTTCAAAAGTGAAGGAGAAGTTAGAATATCTTCATCCTTTGCTGTCATAAACTTAATCTCAATGGTCTCTTGCCCACAAAGTGGATGACCCTCTGGGTAATATCTGCCTTTTGAAGGTAGATCTACCAGCTCCGTTGGGGTTGAAAAGTCCAACGGAATTCTTGCTTCATCAGAGACCATTGCAGGAGCGGGATCAGCCGCTGCTGTGAGTCTCTTGCTATTATCTCTCATAAACACCTCTTGTTATTATTCTTTGCTAAAATTCCAAGTCTTAAGCACATTGGGTTTACTGGGTTTACTGGACCCACCAATGTTAGTTTGGGTAAAAGCGTTTGCTGCAGGATCCTCATAATATTTGAATGAGGGATCATCGCTATAAATCCAGCCGGCTCCATTGGGGCTCTGATAAGTTGGGCCAGCAGGATGGCCATTGGCTTGCGTATAGCCGTGCTGAATACAAGTAAAGCTCGTATATCCAAACACCACCGTTATTTCAACAAAATCATCACTTGAATAGTCTAGTTTGCCAAAGTTGATCGACTTTATATATGCTTCTTCAAGCTCCCAAGTCTCAAGTGCTATTGCCTTGTGTTTATCACTAAGCTGGAAGGTTCCGTGATCCAACTGCTCAAAATAAACTCTACCAATAGATTTTCGAAAAACATCACCATCAAAGTTGCCTAGGTTTTCGTTCGTTCCGCCAGCTGCCTCATCTAAATACCCAGCACTGTTAGCTAAGGAAAGAAGCTTTCTGCTAGCATTTGGATATGATGGATCAACCAAGACCATAGTTATATCTGACATCTTGGGAACACTAAGTATCTTTTCGTCTGGGATTTGAGAACCAACATTTGCTTCGCCTTCATTGGCTACTTTAAAAGTTATTGTTGGCTTGTCAATACTTTTCGCATACCAAACAAAGTTCGAATCATCATCTTCTTTCAGGCCATCAAAGTAAACCTTGAACCGAAACTGTCTTTTCGGCTCCCATGGCGAAACATTTGTCCAAAAAGCCTCACTAGACATTTAGGCCTCCTTGGCTACGGACCAGCGAAGAAAGGGCCTTGGGCGCCCTTCGCGCCTTTTGGCGAATCAAAAGATGCCCAATCATACCTAAACTTCATAGTTAATTCAAGTAAATCATCTGAACTATAATCCAGATCTCCAAAAGTAACTTCCATGACCCATGCGTTGTTGAGTGTCCATTTCTCCAGCGTTTCGCCCTCTTCATCAATTTGCTCAATAAGGATACTACCTAGGGCGGCGGTGGAGCCTGCCTTCGACATAGAAGCAAAATCTTCATCCTTGTGGGTGGTGCGAGGAATCCTATATCCTGCTGTCTCAAGAAGTTTAGACATTGAACCTGCCAAATCTGGCTCAACAGGATCAACAAAGGTAATAGAAACCTCGTTCCAAGAAGCTCGTCCTGGCCAATAGTATGTATGGTTTAGGTATTCGTGTTTAGCCTCGGTGAAAGACACCTTTGGCTTATCTGCTTTTTTGGCATACCAAATAAAGCCCTCGTGGTCGCCTCCCAAACCCGCGATCTGCACACGAAACCTAAAACCTCGCTTGGGGTCTTGTGCTGGTGTGGCTGTCCAAAAATTCTTGGCCATTATTATTAGTCTCCTGTTATACTCTAATTAGTGTAGAAAAATGGTTTTTCTCTTTAATCCTCGAAAGACGCGCCAGAGCGCATAATTATAAAGTCAATCGCAATAAACTCAACTGCCTTTGTCGGCTTAATCAGAATTTTCGCATACATGATGTTACGATCAACAAGGTCTGCTGTTGTTGTTGTTTCATCTAGAACAACCCGATAATCTTCAACACCAAAACCAACCTTCACCCCTCCTAAGAACCGATCTGCTCGGCCTTTAAAGTCGTTCCAAGTAGCTTGAACATTAGGTTGGAAAATTGTTGACGAAGCAATACCAGAGATACCACGCTTGACGTAGATCATTAGGCGTCGAACATTGATTCGATCCAGTGCAGACTGTGTAGCCTGCAAGGTCTTTTGTCCATATACTACGACGCCTTCTGCTGGGAAGCTTGCGATTGGATTGATGTTGAGTTCATAAAGGTCGTCTCTGTTAGCAGAAGTTAGCTTTGTCTCAACACCCGTCACTGCTAAACCGCTTGCACCGGCTGATAATCCACCTCTGGTAAATCCAGCGGGAGCAAACCAAACATCTGCTGCTCGCTCTGTATTAGCCATAACGCCTAGCGCTACGACGGACGGAGGCATATTCAAGAATGTACCGGTAGACTCGTCGCGGACCTTGACCCAAGGATAGTAAGCACACCCATAAGATGTATTAAGATTTCGAACTTCCATATTTGAAAGAACACTTGCCAGGTTACCTTGTCGATCCGAAATGCTGCTATTACTTTCATGTCGAGGCTGAAATCCGCCCTTGACATCAATAATGGCCAAGGCATCGGCACGAGCCTCAACAGTATCCAAAAGATACTTCGTAATAGGCTCATTCGTAATACCTGGGATACAAGCAACATTCATTTCTACAACTTCTGGATCTGCAATCGTATCAATTGCTCGACGAAGAGTGTAAAATGCATAGTTGCCGGTTTCTGTGCCGTCTTCAAGACCGCCGCCCTCCGCGTTGAAAAAAGGATCAGCCTCCTTGATATTTAATCCATCAAATCCGCCAAACATTGGGGAAGTGAATCGATTCATCTTAGAGTTCAATACATTCTTATAGCTAACCGTGGCCATATTTGTTGAACTAGCATTCCAAGCAAGTCCAGATGCGTGCGAACCTGTAACCCAAGTTGCCTCTGTAATATTGCTAGTTGGCGTTGCTGAAGACCAACCTGCGCCGACAGTACCACTAACTTCATCTAGAGTAAATACCCATTGATGAGCCAAGTTACCGGGCAAGGTACCTTCACCAAACGAATCAACCCAATCAGCGTCAGATACAACCGTATAACCAAATGCCTTGAGATAGTCTCCATAGCCGGGGTCAAATACTGTTGAAGTAGACGACTTTCCAGTTTGTAGGCCAAAATAAGCATTGCTTGTTGGATTTACGCCATCATCAGTACAGTTGACGCGAGCACCAACTTTTGGATATTCAATGGAAGCTGTTCCAAATAAGCCAGTTGTTGTAATCGCTTGGCTAGCATTTGCGAGAGCATGAGTTGCACCAGCCGGGAGGAAATTTGCTCCCAAAGCATATGCTGTAGTCGACGGATGACCATCATAGCTTGTGCTACCACTTTCAAATGTCCAAGACGGAAATCTTGGAGGCCCGTACACACCGAATGGTAATAGGGCTGCGGCTGATCCTCCGTTGTCGACAACTTCATTCATCACTACGCGAAGATATTCAGAACGATTTGGATAATTACCATATTCACGATATCGTTTCTCGATATCGTCCCAAACTTGATAGCTATCGCCGATTTTAATTCCAATATAGTTTGGCGAACCTGGGTCTAGATCACATGCTGAATATCTCTCTAGAACAACTGGGCGAAAATCTGAGTCGCTCGCTCTGCGAACTACAACATCGAAGGTACCGTATGGAACATTCTCATTTTTTGATGCTTTAACATTTGCGATAGAAATCTTAATATTATTTTGTAGCCATTCTCCGTGACCATTGATCCCCACAAACTTGAATAGCTTTTGCATACCATCATAAGTATAGCTACTAGTATCAGCAGAAAGGTTCTGAGCAAAGAACCAGCCAGTATGCGCATCACGATAAGGCATATCGCGTTCGTGGTTACCCTGCAAGCTTGAGCCAGAAGTGATAGCCATGATAGCACCATAAGCCTCAACACCAGCTAGCCCCTTGGTTGCGATACATCGTTCATATGTCTCACCGAGCCAATACTTTTTTTCATTCACAGAGGAAACTGTTGTTCCAACATTCTGTGGATTTGTATTAAAAACTTTTCGAATAAAGTTGTCGCTTGATTCTAGTAAAGAAAACGTCACATTTTCTAATTCAACAGCAGTTGCCCCGATAATTCGAACCTTAAACTGGCCAGAAGAATCAGATTTAATTACTGTCGCGATTGCTTCACTATTACTAGCGTCAACCGTAGCACCAGATAAGGCAGGACATGAGGCAGTATCCATATACCACACTGCTGCCAACGTTCCAGCATTAGTGGAGGTCTCCAGGGCGCCCGAAGCAAAAACAAAAAGCCCGAAAGGCCCACCGTTACTGGCCAGAGACGTTGTTGGCACATTCTGAGTTGTCCAGCCAGCTTGGCCGGCTGTGGTTGCGCTTGGGGACTGCGTTCCCATCAGGCGCATAAATGTGACAGGTCCGACACCTGCGCGAAGATAAGCTTGCGCAGCATATGCAGCATATGTGGGGGAAGCATAGTTCCCTTCTCGCCATACGTCTAGGGTGCCCCCTCTACCTGGGATTGGATTTCCAAACTTCTCAACGAACTCCGAAAATGAACCAACCTTTGTTGGAATCATACCGGGGCCGCGTTCGGAACGACCAATAATAACTGGCCCAACCAAATCGGGTAAAGCCGGGATTTGCGACTGGTCTACTTCACTAAGGAAGATTCCAGGGGATACAAAACGAAATTTTCTAGCGTCTGACATCTACGAGTTCTCCTTGACATGGCACACTTACCATATTGCCTTTCACATTATAAATAGTATTCCTAGGAGGCAAAACCCCTTACTCTCTATAAAAACCTTTGCCTTCTTCCAGTTCATCCAAATAAGTGTTGATGTCTCCCACAATAACCCTTTCTCTTGGGATCTTTACATCAACAAAATTTTCAACCACGGTCATCTTGGGTTTCTCATCATTTGGACCCTCGCCCATTAAATAACCAAGAATGCGTAAGTTTACTTCTGATTGATATATTCTCTCTTCTTCTCCTAAGTCCGCAATATTATTAGATTGGCCGATCTCTCCCTCAACAAAGCCTTCATAGCGATGACCTTCATGAGTAGAGAAAAAAGAGTTGGCCTGACCTGTTCTTACATAGAATGGCTGGATTAAGCTATTCATCTGCTGAATATACTCTGTTCTTATATTCACCTTGTACATTGTCTTCACCCAGATTGGTATTGGCATATAAACCGTCTCGTATACAACCCTATCCTTATTTGTTGTTGATGGGAAGTTCTGTTGTCCATGTCCCACCGTTTGATCATTAACATCGCCGTGTTTGCGCGCTGACCAAGCATTCTTGAAGTTTGAAGTTTTCTTTTGGTTTATCCTGCGGCTCGCTGGAATATTAATTCTCCTAGTTCTATGCATACCTTTCCCATAATCAGGCATATGGGCTTGAAATGTACCTTTGAAGCTAGGGTCTTTTACCATAGAGGTTCTCTCAATAGTAATGATAGGGAATTTGAGAGCACCCTTTTTATCCCTAAGTTCACGATTGTTCTTTATCTGATGGGATCTTTCAGTACCAACCCAGACAACTGGAACCTTTATCCAGCCTTTATTCGTTGTTGTGTGAAGATTCATTATCTCATCAACATATTTAAAGATTGCTTGGTCTATTGTCTCGATGGTCGAAGGCATAAAGACAATCTCTTTGAGGTGCCCATCTGCGTCTTTTATCTCTGTATGTGAATAATCAGGTGGCATCGAATAGATCCTCACGGGCTAACCTACATTTAGCTGAAATCTCAAGTAAATGATCCGGTTGTCCAAATAGTTGTTTAGGCTCTTCTAAGATGACTATCTCATAAAACATATCCCCATATAAAACAAAATCTCCCTCTCTTACATAGAGATCCTGATCTTCTGTTAGGCGACGTTTATGAAAGTGTACTGTAATATTGGCCTTTTTATCTGCCAATCCAATCCCGGAAGCATATTCTGTTGAAATACCTTCCCACTCAATTAGGGCATAAACCCTGACAGCAGGAAGAAAGTTCTTTTTTATAGCCTCGCCATAAAGAGGATGATAGTTTGTAGTCTGAGGGTCTACTGGATAGTAAACCACCGTTTGTCCGATGACTCTCTCAATAAGCTCATCATTGACTTGTTTTACAAGATCTCGTTCTTTCTTTCCAGTAAACAGAGGAGGCGGTGGAGCGTCTGGTTGTGACCACTTATTATTTGTTGACATTTACTCCCCCTTTACCCCTGATAGATCATTAATGGAATCTCGCTATTAACCTTATCTACGGCTTCCATCATTGCCGCATCTTGCTCGGCAATAGCCTTATAAGTCATTTCATCTAGTATCTTAACTAGTTCCTCTTTTAGCGCTGTCTGCTCTTCTTTTGCTTGTGACAACAAATCGCTAGAGTTTAGGGTAAGAGTGTCCCCAGGAATAGGCACAGAGCCTCCAAACTTGCCCCTAATATGTCCCAGCATCTCTTTACAGAGGGCTAGTGAGTATCTACGGATCCAATGCTTCCCGATAGCGTTGATGTTCTTGTACGGGATGTTTTCAAATGGTAACGTATTCATATTGTTGATACCATCTGTTCCGTTCTTTCTATCTGAATCTTCTTCCCAAGGGGCCTTGTCTATTGTGAACTGAACCCACATATAAGGAACAAACCCTTCTGGGAGAGGAGTGATTCTTAGTTTGTTATTGTATATCTCGTAAGAGTAATGAGATAGCCTGGTCCAAAGGTGATCTTCATACGCCATCGCTTGAAGTTTGTTTTGCCAAGCTGGAATAATCTCAAAAGTAGTGTCGTCAGAGTATTGACCATAATAGTTTAGGTTTCCAACAACATTTAGGCCACCGTAATATCCATAGAACCTCCACATCGAACCTGGGGTTTTATAGAATACTCTTTGAATCTTTACTTTCTTGTTTCCTACTAGGTTCGCATATGGAACAGCGTCTCCTGTTGCTATGTCCTCATTAGATGTCGCAGCGCTGGAGATTACTGTTTGTAGATCATAATCTTGGACGCCAGCTGTGATAGCGAATGAGGCAGAATAGAAAGTATTGTTGCCGCCGACACCTGCTTCTTCTGCGAAACCTTCACCAATGCGCCGAGCGTATTCAACCTTGAACTTGGGGAACGCCAAGTTGACAGCAGAACCAGAGGCATCACCACCAGTCATCTGTCCATCGTGGTCAAATGTGCCAGTAGCAAAACCTAAAAGGCTACCAAGAACATTCTTCGCTTGGTGCTTGTTGATATGGTAGGAATATTCTAATACTGCTTCTTCATATGAAGCATATACATTTCCTACCGTGATTTCAATATCTAAAACATCTCCACCAAGTTTCTTATAGGC